AAAAATGCCTCGCGGTTGAGTTTCATCATCTATTATCCTCTCGGCAATAAAAAAGGGCCTCCGAAGAGACCCTGTTACGGTTTGGTTATTGGTGCACCGCACACGGCGAGCTTCCCAATCAGACTACTGGTTGACAAAATCAGGAGATTTTCGGATTTGGTTGACAAGCGCCTTAGACAACCAAATCGACATAAAAAAGCCCGCCGAAGCGAGCTCAAAAAACAGGGATGGGGAGCAGCTGAGAGAAATTCTTTCTAAGAACCGAGACAATTGCTAAGGTTCGATTCGTCGCGAAACGCTCGGAAGATTATTCGATCTATGCCAATAAAATTTGTGCCTGCCGCAGGAACGATTCTCTTATGCGACTACGGGATGGGTGGTTTTAGAGCTCCTGAGATGGTTAAGCGACGCCCAGCGGTTATTGTTTCTCCGAAGCGATTGCCTCACCGGGATGGATTGTGCTCCGTGGTTCCGCTATCCACTACCGCCCCGAGAGTTCCTCTGAATTACATCGTCCAGATCAAGCTCGCTGCGCCACTACCAATGGAGAGATTCGCTAGTGATGTTATGTGGGCAAAATGCGATATGGTAGCGACCGTGTGCTTCGAAAGGCTTGACCTGTTTCGAGACGGGCGGGGCACCGAAGGCAAGAGAAAGTATTATACACCAAGGGTTTGCGAGAGTGATCTTGCCCTCATAAGAAACGGCATTTTGATATCTCTCGGCCTAACTCCTGTTGACATTTCGGCATAGATTGCTACATTACTTGCGATTGCTCGCGGCTAGCCCGTTGGGCCTCAAGACCCCGAGAGGGGCAGACCCCGCCAAGGCGATACCAAGTCCGGCGGGGTTTCTTTTTGCCTAAACTGGTGCGGCCTATCCTTCTCTTCACAGCAGCGCCGCCTCTTCATTTTTTTAACCTTCTGTCAGGCTTAAAAAATGAAGTCCAGTGTTAAGATGTGATCAATGCTACCTTTGTCACTGACAGTGCCACCTCCCTTGACCTGCCCCCTCATTCCCGTATCCTGTCTGTGGTCACTGCTCACACAGTGACTACCTCGAAAGAGGGGCCCGCTGACCTCGTGTTGGACAACTCCCGGCCAGCGGGCTTTATTTCCCTGATATCTTCCCGACGCCCTCAGCGATATGTCCCCAATGATACGGGTCCGGTTTAGAGCAAGCGGATAGCCCAAACAGAATGGCAGCTATGATGATGGCGCGAATCATGCAGCACTGCCCGGCCACGCATGGGCGTCGATTTGTTCGGTTGTCGTGATCTCTCCCGCTGCGATCAGCTCTTGCACCTCGGCCTCGGCCGCAAACGACGCCTGCACATGGACTGCTACAGTCAGCGCTAAACCGATTATTTGCTCCGGCGTTAAAGTGACAAATACGCCTCCGGCCTTGTAATTGATTGACTGTCCTGTCCGCTCAGCAGTCTGAACCGCATTGCTGATCATGGACTGGCTCTCGCGGTCGGTCGCAATGGTCAGCCCGTCAACGGCAATACCGCCCGTTTCGGCACGCCAGCGTCTGTCTGCGGCATAGGCGGCCAGTTCTTCCCTGCTTGGCGGCAAAATTGGAGCCTCAACGATCTTTCCTTTCTGGAGCGCCCACTTCTCCGGGATCGTCCACTGCTCGGCAGTGCATTCAACCTCATGCGGACCGAGTATCGGAATGTGATCGTACTGACCGCGCGCGAAGCCAATTCCGGTTTCAGGATCAAAAATCAGGGTATGCATCACAGTCTCCATCAGGCCGGAATAAACAGATAGGTCAGATAATTGGACATGGCCGACGAGCCGCCCGCATCAACCGTGATACGGGAGATGATCGTGAAGGGCTGTCCCGGTGTCGCGGTCGTCGTCATAATCACCGTTGAGCCGGAATTCACACCGTCTCCCGGCCCTTGAACACCATTGATGTAAATCGTATTCACAACGTTTCTGTTTTCCGTGGACAAAACCGACTTGTTCAGTGTCGAGATTGCAAGAACCAGCCCTGTCGAAGGTGCGGTGAATGTTGCCGTGAGATCGCGGGACGCAGCTGCGGCGGGGGACCAGCCGATGTAGTTTTGCGATCCGGTCAATCCGCTACCGGGCGGTGGGATATCCTGATTATTGGCGACCAGTTCGATCACGGTGGCGTCGGCGCTCACATGGCCGATGGAGAGACGCCCGGCCTTCAGATCACCTGCCCGTAATGGGTATCCCCCATTTCGGACTATCGGTAACGCGGCCAGCGATCCAACTTTGAGCGTGGCGCTATCCGTATTCACTGCGCTCGGAACGAACCTGATTTCCAGTCCCGGCGTATACGCCTCAAGAGCTGGCGTCAGGGAGGCCGTGAGAGCGTTGGCAGTGCCGGAGGCGACGGCGTAGTTCCATGATCCGCCTTGTACTGCCGGAGCAAGGTTTTTCGGTGAAACCACCTTGTCGGCAATTGCAGCCGCCACGACTTCGGCAGCCGTGGCATAGGGAAATCCTGCCGTGACAAGAGCCTGCACCGCAGCCTTGAACTTGGCTTCGAACCCGTCAACATTGCCGTCATCGAGCACATCGGCAATGGCGTTGTGCATCGTGAACTGGCCGATCATGGCCGCGACAAAAGACGCCTGTCGCCATACCTTGTTCAGTTGCGGGGCCTGCGCAACGCCGCTTGAAAATCCGTTGGGAAGCGCCGCCATTGCCTCGTATTCGGCCTGCGTCATCACGTTGGCACCGCCGCCGCCCGCAAACAGTTTTAGATCACTTTTGTTCGCCATCGTTTACCCCAATAAAAAAGGCCCGCAGAGGCGAGCCTTGGAAACGTGAAATGTGGATACGGTTACGCGGTCGGGATGCCCCATGAGCCGGTGTCGAAACCGGCGATGAAATCGTTCTGCACGTCGAAGCCGAAGAGCGGCGTCTGATCGACCGAAACAACGAGATAGTTCACTCTAACCCCTTCCGGTTTCAGCGGGATATACCCGCCCGCCAGAAGCGCCAGTGACACCGCCGACGGGATTTTCCCGGCAACACCGATAATCATAGACATGTCCATGTTGTCCTGAATGAACACGATGGAAGCGCCGCCAAACACCGGTTCCAACACGGCCTTTGCGCCGGGCAGTGTCCCGTCCCATTGATTGGCTGCGATCTTGGCTTTGAGCAAGATACGATAATGATCATCGTCGAGCCGGGACATACCGGCGTCGAGATCATACGGCCCTTTCCAGTTGCCTTGATTGAAGCCGAGCGCTTCGGTGTCGAAACTGAACCAGACGTTTTCGAGTGGTAGGGCGACGTAGCGCGATCGGCCAACCCATTCCCCGACGACGTCGAGTTGAACGCCTATGGCGTCGTCGATATCGAAGTACAGAGGCATCCCGGCAAGAAAGGCTTGCAGCCCCGCCAGCGGACCTATCAATGCCCGGATACTGGCCGAGAACTTTGGTTTGTTCCGGTTCCAGTTCGGGATCAGATCAAGATATTTGTCCGCTGTCGTCATGACACTACCGTGATGCTGATGGCGTCAATGCTGCACATCGCAGCTTCGTTAAACGCTATGGCGATGTCCGCCGCCGCCGGAACGCCACCATCGCGGGCAATCATGAGTGTATTCGGCAGGATTTCGTATTTTCCGCCCGCCGCCGCATTGGCGAGCGTGGCCGGAACGTAGACGCGCATAGCGTAGACCTTTTCACCGATATCAAGCCCGTTGATATAGTCGGCAATGGCCTGTTTGATCGCCCGTTCAATCGTCGCGGTGTATCCGGGAAAGGCTTTCAGCGTAAAGGCAACCGAAATCGGAACATCGGTCGGGCGGAAAAAGCTGATCGTATGCGCCAGGCCGTACACGTCAACCGAAGTCATTTTTGTGGTGCCGTAGGTGCCGGAACCGGGCGTTTTCTTCGCCATGATCGCATCGGCAATGGCCTGTGCGTCTCCGCCTTCCACAACCAGCGAGATCGTATGCGACGGAATGCCGTTCGCGTCGGTCAGGCTGGTGTCGTTCTCATAAGCCCTGTACCGCGTCACGCCGTCGAGCGAGGCGACGGAACCCACGATACCGTCGAGAACGGTCAGGGACGGCAGTGCGGTTGATACGGTCTGTCGCCGCCTCAGCGCCGCGTCACTTTCAACCGGAGCGCCATCGGTAGCCGCTTCCAAATTGTTCACGCTCTGCCAGCCGCGCGTCGGTGTGCCGATGCCGGTAATGGTGTTGGCCTGCGCCCGCACGGTTCCGACTGATGCCGCCGTTGCCGTTACGGTGATAGTACCCGACGGCGGAATGACGACCGTCTCAGGTAGGTTCCACTGCGCATTGTTGATATCCGTGGCATAGCCGTTCGTGATCGTCGTTCCTGCCTGCCCGATAATGACCAGATCAACGCTGGAATAGGACGGTAGGGCGCGACCGATGCCGTTGATCTTGACCACAGACGATAGCCCCGCTCCCTGAGCCGTGGAAGGCGAAAAGGCATTGTAGACCGCCACGGCCATGCTGTTGCAGTCGTGAAAGCCACGAGCGATGATCGCCGCGAATTGCCCGTCCTGGCTATCAGGCTCAAGATAGATATCCTGACCGTAAATGTCGCGGAAGATGGACTTCACGGCCTCGTGGACCGTCGGGAAGTCCGGGGCATGAATTCCGGTTTCATCAATAAAGGAGACCGGGATCTGTGAAACGGGAATATCGGCCATCAAATCGTCTCTCGAATGCGAGTTGCGCCATAGGCCGTATTGATTTCGGCCTGCACGTCATATTTCCGGGTGTCCGGGTCAAACTGGCTGCCATACCGAGAAATGTCGGAGACGCCCTGCGTTCCAAGGATACGCCGGCGCAACACGGGATCGCGGGTCGTGGCTGTGTATTTGCCGAGCACTTTCGTTTTCCACGGCGTCCCCTCGGTCACGTCGAGGAACCATTCGCCGGTCTCCAACATCAGGCGCGTTTTCACGGCCTGTGCCGGGGCCTCAGGCTGATCAATCAGGAAATTTGAGAGACCGGAACCGAAGCTGTAATCGTCGTTGGCGTCGAGCTTGCGATATTTCATTTTACCGGCTCCCCGGTATTGCCGCCGCCCGGTTGAACTTTATCGTGGACGTGATGCACAAGACTTACCCCATTGGCTATTACGTCACCCTCAACAATCAATGTCCCTTTCATTGTGACGTTGCCCGCGCCGCCATCCATCGACACGCCATTTGCCGCCTTGATGCCAACAGCTTTATCGGTGTCGAGCGTCAGACCGCCACCGCCATTCATGGAAATCTTTGTTTTTCCGTCATCGGTGCGTATTTCGGTTGAATCGGCGCTGACATTGGGCGGAACCTTCGACGATGAACGAACGCCGACATGAGCAATGCCGTCGGACAAGTCCTGCGTCCGGGCATCCATCGGGTTTTGCTCGCCGCCGCTCTGCATCCATGCGTCAGTGGAGCGGCTGGAGAATGTCACCATCGCCTCGTCACCTGGCTTGATCGGAAATGTAAGCGTTGCGCCACCGCCGCCGGGAAAGTTCACCGGAACGCCGGTCAGTAGCGGATACGGGATCATTTTCACGGTCCCATCAGGCTGCCGCACCGCCGATTTGATCGACGGCTGGACATCGACCGTCATTTTGGCCGGGTCGAATTTCGTCACGATGCCGGTCAATGCGGTATGCAGCCCTGCTTTTATGTCATCGACCATCGCCCGAAGCGGCTCTTCCGGGTCTGTGATTTTTTCGCGGATATCCATGCTTAAATCCCCCCTGCATAACCAAGAGCCTGCTGCGTTCCGGGCTGCGTTCCATTGATCGGCGCAAGGGTCATGTCGGTGCACCACGGCTGCCCGCGCGTATCGCCAACCCAACCCACTTGCAGGATTTTATAAAAGCCATCCGCCGATATAGACGGGCGGAACTGCGCATCTGTCTGCGGATCGGCGCTGGCTTGGCTGCCATTCTCTCCGCCCCACACTAGGTTACCCATCATTTCCGTGACGCTGGCCTGATCGATCTTGACCTTTCCTCCCGGTCGCAGGTTCGGATTGAGCAGGCACCGGGCAATAATCCCGTTCATGGTCTGAATCGGGCGTCCGATCAGGCCGGTATCCGAATTCAGCACGACGGCATCTCCCGGCTTTGTTCCGTCGTTCTTAATGAAATTGATCTTGCCTTGGTCGATATGCCATGTGCAGTTTGTGGATCGGGCGATGGTGCGCAGATAATCACGAGCCATGCCGTGGAACACGCGGGCGCGTGGCATTTTCGCCTCACCAAGATCAGGGATGTAGCCGAGCGTGACGCCGTAGGGCTTCATCGCCTTTTCGATTTCTTGCAGCTGGTCCTTGAAGGTCGATCCGGGCGCGAGTGTTTTCGATACAACCGCGTAGTTGTACGCCTGATCACCATCAGCTGCGAGAATATCAATGTAGGTATCGACCGGGTTTTCGCGTCCGCGCGGGGCCTCAATGGTGTTGCCGGTGAAGATCACGCCATACGGCGCACCTTCCGATTCATACCCGGCCTTCAACGTGATCTTAGTGAACTCTTTCTGTATCTGCTTTTCAGTTTCCGATTTTAGATTGTAGACCCGGATTATAGCCCTGCCCGGCGTTTGCGTCGTCCAGTGGACCACCTGAAACGTCACCCGAAAATCGGCAAGTTCAAGCCCTTTTTCCCCGTCTCCGACGATCAGGGAGCATTTGCGAATCCATTGCTGTGCCATCACGGCACCACGAAATAAAGATTACTCGATCCGCCGAGGTTGTCGAACGTCGGCGGCGTTTCAGCGGGGTCGCTATCGGTAAACGCGACAAGGCTACCGGTAATGCCGAGATGGCGATACTGCCTGAGCAGGTCCGTGCCGGTCACGAGCGGGATGCCGCAAACCAGTTCCGTATTCGACACACTGTCGATGATATCAAGCGTCCAGCCACCTTCCGGTGCGTCACGGTAAAGCAGCCGGAGCCGATATTCCGTGACGCCGAAAATGACGTTCAGGCTTTGCGGCGTGCCGACGATCAAAGGGATTTTGTAGACGGCCATCAG